TCGGGCAGTTGGGCGGGCGACTTCTGGTAGCCGCACTCCCCGACAAACCAATCACTGAAGGTGTCGGAGTCGGCGAGGTACTGCTCCTCGGCTACGGTTTCTGCGATGTAGTTCATTGTTGTGTCTCCGGTTGCGATGGCTCTATTTTCGGCACCTTGGCGCGCTCTGGAATAGGTGAAAACCCTAGTTCACAAGCGCAATTCGCTCGGCAGAATCGGCGCATGACAAACGACCAACTATGCACCGCAGCAGACCGACTGGCAATCGTCCAGGCGGCTGCGAACCGGGCCAACTTCTTGGCATGGCTTGCCCGTGCGCTTTTGCGGACAGATGACCTGCTGATTCGCAAAGAGGCGAGCCAGGCCATTCTGCAACTGATCGGAGGAAAACATGAGTAGCGGTGTCGAGTTGAAGGATAGCTACTTCGGCCAGGCAGTCAGAAACCTTGCGTCGGCGTGTGAGGCGAAGTCCGCAGACTTATTTTCTGAGGCGCAAGCATGACCCCCGCCGCCAAACTCCTACACGCCCGCATCATCGCTGCCGATGCCCGATACGGCGCTTTCGCCAGCACGCACGAAGCGATGGGTGTCGCGCTTGAAGAATGGGACGAACTGCGCGATGCCATCAAGGCAAACAACCTCGCCGCCGTGGCCCACGAAGCGCTCGATCTCGCCGCAGTTTGCATCCGGCTTCACGACCAGCTCGGCTATGTGGAAAGCCTCAAAGATCGGAGCGCCAAGTGATGAATCCTGATTCAGTGATGCGCTGCCTTGGCGAGTCGTGCAAAACCCGCGCGGCCTGCGCGCGCTACGTGGCGGTGCGAATCCAAAACCTGCCCCATGTTTCGGCCGGCTTCAACGTCTGCGCGCGCCTTGACGCCGATTGCTCGATTCCCCTTCGCCCGCCGACGGCCATCTGGTCAAGCGAGCGCGGGTGGATCGCTGGCGAACCTGCGGAGGCGGCATGAGCTACAGCATCGACTGGCCCCCCGGCTTCAAGAGCCGCACAAGCACCCCCGGCGACTCCTGCTACATCGGCGACCCGTACAAGACGGCGCACGCCCCCTCCGCTGCGGCTCAATTCCACTTCAACACGCCGAACTCAAAGCGCACCGAGGCGCAATACAAGGCGCGGCAGGTGCCTTTCCGCTTCATCGGAGACTCAGCCTGCCGGAAGGCATACGACTACATCAAGGTAGTCAACAAGGCATCGGCAACCGAGTTGGCCGGCGCTCTGCGCTGCACCAAGCAGGAACTCCGCAAAACCCTGCTCGCAGCGATCCAGGCGGGCGTGATCCACCGCAGGCCGGGCAAGGGTGGCCGCTACGGCTACTTCGATGCGGTGTATTCGATTGGCCCGGTTTTGCCGAAGGGCGAGAGCTAGGCACTTGCCGAGCATTTGCATGAACGCCTAAGCACCATCGGGCGTAAGCATTACAATAATGCGCGACGGCTTACGGGTTTTACTGTGTACGCAAAACTGTTCACTTCGATCTACCAAGGCACTTTGCGAGGCAATTCGCGGGGTCTTTTGGTCTTCACCAACCTCCTGGCGCACGCCGATTCGGCGGGCCACGTTGACATTCACCCGCGCGCAATCGCCGATGAGGTGGGGTTGGCACCCGATGAAGTCCGGGCCGCTCTGGACGAACTGGAGGCCCCTGACGTCGAATCCCGCACCCCTAACGAGGACGGCAGGAGGATCGTTCGATTGGACGATCACCGGGCGTGGGGCTGGAGAATCGTCAATTACGCCAAGTACCGGGCGATCAAAAACGAGGACGACCGGCGCGAGCAAAACCGGCTGGCGCAGGCTCGTTGGCGTGCCAAGCAATCGGGCGCACAGTCAGCAAGCGTAAGCGAGCATAAGCACGATAAGCCCGAATCAGCCCAAGCAGAAGCAGAAGCAGAGGTAGATAAATACAAAGCTCCTTCGGAGCTTCCCGCCTTGCCTGCGGCAAGTCCGGCCCCCCCTGCGCCTTTTGGCGGCGATTCCAACCTGAAAGACATTCCAGCCCGGGCATTGGTGCAACTCGCTGCCGGGTGGGAACTGCCCGAGGCATGGGGACTCGACGCCGAAGCACTCGGCTGGCAACCGCGCGGGATTCTGGTCGAAGCCGAAAAATTCCGGCAGTATTACGTCTCAGGCGGCGGGGCCGGGAAGCGGAGAAACCTCAAGGGCTGGCGGCAAAGCTGGTCGAACTGGCTTGGCAAAGCCGCAGAAAGGCAACGAGCATGAGCTACAAAGGCGGGCGAGTGGGTGACGACCTCGGCGGGCCAACCCGTACCGGGTGGTACTGCAAGGCGACGAACTGCCCCAATGCGGGCTGCATCGACGGACTCCCGGGCGTGGACAATTCGGGGATGTGCTACTGGCATTGGGCCGAGTCAGACCCCCGCAAGTGGGACACCATCACGGCCAACATCCGCGCCAACTTCGCCCGCATGGCGAACTACCCGGAACCCCACAAGCCACCGCAGCCGGTTCCCCGCCAGCAAGCGGTGGAGGCGATGCGAAGCCTCAGGCTTGAACCGAAGGGCACCCAATGGGCCGAAGCGCTGCGGGATCGGGAACTCTCGGGGCAGTACCTGACCGCATTCCAGCGCCAATCGTGGCGGGAGGTGTGCCCAAATGACGCCGCTTGATTACCTCCAAAGCCAAGGCACCGCCACGGCGAAGGAAATCGCCGCCGCCCTGCGGATTTCACCCGAGGCGGTTTATCTCGAGCTGGTTCGCGCCGAGGCGAAGGGACATGCCCGCGTTGTGGTGGAGAGCTACGGACACGAAACCCCGACGAGGTACTGGCAAGCATGGTGAGCAAAGCGCTTGACGTTGCCGCCGTGCTTTCGGCTGGCTCGATGTTGTGGTGGGGGTTCACCGGAATCCCACTGTGGGCACCTGTTGCGTTTGAGGACGCTGGCAGGGCGTTCATCCTCATTGCTGCACACGTTATGCCGGTGATGTTCTGTTTCATCAAAAGGGTTGGCGCATGAACCCCTGGAATCTCTCGCCACTGGCAGAGCAAGCCCTTGACGCAATCATCGAGCACGGCGGGCAGAAAGAGGCCGCGCGGCAACTCGGCATCCCGATCAAGGCGCTGGAAATGCGGATGGAAAAGGCGCGGCAGAAGATGGGAGCGCCTGGCCGGATCAAGTACCTGCTGATGTGGGACAGGTACAGGAGGGGCGCGTGAACGCTCCGTTCGTCATGCCCTGGCCCCCCACCGTGAACCACTACTGGCGGTTCACCTCAAAAGGCGTGCTGATCAGCGATCAAGGCCGGCAGTACCGGGAAGTCGTCGCAGTGCTTGCCCTTGAGAACCTCTGGCCCCGGTTCCCCACCGAGCGGGTGAAGGTGACCATCGAAGCGTGGATGCCTGACCGCAGGCGGCGCGACCTCGACAACATCCTGAAGTCGCTTCTCGACAGCCTCACCCATGCCGGCGTCTGGACTGACGACAGCCAGGTGGACGACCTCCGAATTTACCGAGCCCCCCGGATTGGGGGAATGTGCAAAGTGGAAATCGCGGAAATATCCGCAGAAGGAAACCCATGAAAACCGTTCTCACCATCCTCGCCGCCAGCCTGCTGGCTTTCGCTGCCCCCGCATCTGCTATCAGCCCCGACCTCAAGTGCCACCCCAAGGTGTGCAGCAACCACGGCTCGATTCCTGTTGAGCTTGGCAAGGGTTCGTGCAAGGCCCACCCGGGAAGCTGCAAATGAGGAACTCGCAACTTCTCTCGCTGTCGGCGGTGATCCTCGCCGCGCCGCACATGCACCCGTGGGCAGGTGTCATCATCGCTTTGGTCGCGGCAGTCCTTGCGGGTGTCGTCAAGGGCACGAAATATGACTGACGAAACACCCGATCCCGCGTACCAGTACACGGACGACGACTCCGGGTGCCTCCTGTACTGGCCTGAGAAGCCACCAGAAACGCCCGTAGAGCCGCCGAAACCCGTAGCCGAGGGGCTAGGTACTGTGGCGGCACTCACACAGCGGCAATGGGGGTTGTGATGGAAAGGCCGGCGAGAAGGCGCGATCTGGTTCCGCTGCGAAAGCCGCACCTCCTGCGAAGCGGATTTTCTGGCGTGTGGAAGTGGTATTGCTACACACAGGACGGAGAGCGCAGTTTTGTCGGAAGCGGGCCAACACCATCCGATGCGTGGCATGTGTGGCGCTTCTTTCCAAAGCGGGTTGACTATGTGACGCCTAACCCTGAGTTGGAAAATAGTTGAGATAATCACCGACATGGCAAAGACCGGACGCCCGAAAGGTAGCGGGCTCCTTTACACCGACGCTTTAGCGGCTGAGATATGCCGACGCATCGGGGAGGGGGAAAGCCTGCGCTCTGCCTGCGCTGCCGAAGGGGCGAAACCGTCGACCTTTGTGGGATGGTGCAATGACCGGCCCGATGTGGCCGAACAATACACGCGCGCGCGCAATACAGGCCGCGCTCTGCGGTTTGAGCAGTTGCGCGAGATTGCAAGCCAAGAGCCGGAACGGGACTCCAACGGCAAGATTGACCCGGGTTGGGTGCAGTGGAAGAAACTGCACATCGATACCGAGAAATGGTCGCTCTCCAAGGAAGAACCGAAGAAGTATGGCGAGAGAACGACCATATCCGGCGACCCCGATAACCCCTTGGTTTACGAGAAAATCGAGCGGACGATAGTCAAGCCGAAGTGAGCGCCCTAAACATTCCCACCGCAGAGGTATTTGAACCCCTGCTAGTTCCGAGCCGGTATAAAGCCGCATGGGGAGGGCGCGGTGGCGCAAAGTCCCATTTCTTCGCTGAGAAACTGATCGAGGATTGCCTTGCCGAGCCGGGAGATTCTGGCGAAGGGATGCGGGCGGTATGTATCCGTGAGGTTCAGAAAGACCTCGCGCAATCATCCAAGTTGCTGATTGAATCCAAACTCCAATCGCTGAGAATCGGAGAGGCGCAGGGATTCAAGGTATTCAGAGAGTTGATCGAAACCCCCAAGGATGGCTTGATCATCTTCAAGGGGATGCAGGACTACACCGCAGACTCAATCAAGTCGCTGGAAGGCTTCAAGCGAGCGTGGTGGGAGGAAGCGCAGTCGGCCACCTCGCACAGCCTGAACATGCTGAAGCCGACCATGCGGGCACCTGGCTCCGAACTGTGGTTCAGTTGGAACCCGCGCCGCAAGACTGATCCGGTTGATGTGCTGTTTCGCGGGCCGGAGAAACCCACGGGCGCGATTGTCGTCAAAACCAATTGGCGAGATAACCCTTGGCTGACTGCCGAACTGGAACAGGAGCGGCTGGATTGCCTGCGTATTCAACCCGACCAGTACGACCATATCTGGGAGGGTGGGTATATCAGCGTGATCGATGGCGCTTATTACGCCAAGAGCCTGACGCAGGCGAGATTGGAGAATCGCATCGGCAGGGTTCCCGCCGATCCGCTCATGACCATCCGAGTATTCTGCGACATTGGGGGAACCGGGGCAAAGGCCGACGCGTTTACCATGTGGGTGGCGCAATTCATCGGGCGCGAGATTCGGGTGATCGATTACTACGAGGCAGTCGGCCAACCGCTCGCGACCCATCTGGGATGGCTGCGGGAAAGGGGATACGGCCCCGACAAGGCGCAGATATGGCTTCCCCACGACGGGGACACGCAGGATAAGGTGTATGACGTTTCCTACGCCTCCGCGTTGCGTGAAGCTGGGTATCGGGTCGAGGTGGTGCCGAACCAGGGCAAAGGCGCGGCAATGGCCCGGATTGAGGCTGGCCGACGCTTATTCCCTGCGATGTGGTTCAACGAACAGACAACAACCGGGGGGATTGACGCTCTTGGTTGGTATCATGAGCGGAAAGATCCCGTGCGGAATATCGGCCTCGGCCCCGACCACGATTGGGCGAGTCACGGTGCCGACGCTTTCGGCTTGATGTGCGTTGTTTACGAGGTACCGAAGGAATCGAAGCCTCTCAAGATTCAGAGAAAGTTCGTCCGATGAACATCGAAGCTCAGATTCAATCGCTGCTGGCCGAAGCCGAACCGATGCGGAGCCTGCCAGACGATGACCCCGCCACTGCGGTTTTGTCAGGCATTGTGGACAAGATCAACTCACTGCGGGCGATCCAAGCTGATGAGGCAAAGCGGGCGGTTCCCACCGCTCCCGAAACGCTCCCGGCGCAGATCGAGGCGGTTCCTGAGCCTGCCGAACTCACAAAGCGCGGGCCAGGCCGTCCGAGGAAGGTTGAATCGTGAACGAAGACCAACTGCGGGCGTTCATCGAGCGCCAGGAAGCCCGGGCAGCGCGAACCGACGTTGCCACCGAGCAGGCGCTGGCAATGGACTACTACCTCCGCAAGCCTTTCGGCAACGAGGAAGAAGGCCGCTCGCAGGTGATCTCGTCGGACGTTTGGGATGTGGTCGAGGGCATGACCCCGATCCTTCTCAAGCCGTTTGTGTCGTCCTCGGATGTGGTGCAGTTCAACCCCCGGGGAGCTGAAGACGAGGAAGCGGCGAAGCAGGAAACCGACTACCTGAACTACGTTGTCACCCAACGCAACGACTCATTCATCCAGTTTGTCGCGTGGGCCAAGTCCGGCCTCCTTCAGAAGAACGGCATCGTCAAATACTGGTGGGATAAAACCCGCCGCGTGAGTATCGAGAACTACGACGGCGTGCCGGAGGACGTTCTGGCGCTGATGCTTCAGGATGAAGGCGTCACCGTTCTGGAGAAGTCGGTTTGCGACTCCGAACCGGCCCAGATCGACCCGCAGACAGGCCAACCGATCCCCGCTCCCGTCTGCTATGACGTTCGCCTCCGGGTCGCTCAGGAAGAAGGCAAGGCCCGCTACGAGGTGATTCCCCCCGAGGAATTCCTGATCGTCGGACGCGACCCGAACCCGCAAAACGCTGAGTTTGTGGAGCACCGACGCAGGGTGACCGTCAGCGACTTGCGGGAGATGGGCTATGACGTAGCCGACGATATTTCCGACGCTGGCGCGGGTGATTCCGCGATGGACTTGCAATCCACCGCAAGAAACCAAAACCGCGAATTCGACCAGCAGGGAGCCAGCGACGGCAGCGGTGATCCTTCTATGAGGGAAGTCTGGTATCGGGAAGCAATCGCCCGTGTGGACTTCGACGGGGATGGAATCGCGGAATTGCGGAAGGTTTGTCTCGTCGGCACAACGGTGTTGGCGAATCAGGAGGTTGAAGAAGTCAACTTCTGCGCCTGGACTCCGTACCAGCAACTCCACCAGTTCGACGGCCGGTGCCCCGCTGACGAAACCATCGAGATCCAGGAAGTCAAGAGCACCCTCTGGCGGCAGACGCTGGACAACATCTACACGATCAACAACAACCGGGTGTTTGCGGGATCGCGGGTGAATCTCGACGACCTTCTGGACAACCAGATTGCAGGCATCGTCCGGGTCGACGGGGATGTGGTGGGCAATCAGGTCATGTCCATGCCGATCACCCCCATCGGGCAGGTTGTGCAGCCGATGATTGAGTACATGGACACGGCGAAGGAGAACCGCACAGGGTTCACCCGCTACAACCAAGGCAACGATGCCGACAGCCTGAACAAGACCGCGACGGGCGTTCGCCTCATCACGCAGGCCGGAAATGAACGCCTGGCGCTGGTTCAACGCTCCCTCGCAGAGCAGGGCATGAAGCCCCTGATGCTCGGCCTACACGGCTTGCTTCGACGGCACGCCACCAAGGCAGAAACCGTCCGCCTGCGTGGCAAGTGGGTGCAGATCGACCCCCGGGCGTGGAAGAACCGCTATGACATGACGGTATCGGTCGGTCTGGGCACGATGGACAAGTCTATGGAGCTACAGGCGCAGGATGCCATCGTAAAGATGCAGCAGGGCCTGATGCCTGCCGGCGTTGTGTCCCCGGAGAACATCTACAACGCGGCGGCAAAGTTTGTGGAACTGACTGGCGAGAAGAACAACGACCGATATTTCACGCACCCCGACCAGATGCCGAAGCCGCCCCCTCCGAACCCGATGGAGAACCCTGAAGTCATGTTCAAGGTTGCCGAGCAAAAGCTGGCCCGTGACAAGTTTGAGCGGGAAGCGGAGCAGAAAGACCGCGAACTCGACCAGAAGGACGCCGCGCTCGGAATCGACCAGATGAACGCCAAGATCAGCGCCTTGGAGCGGCATCAACGCCTCTCGATGGACGCCATGACGCACCGGCAGCAGATGACGCAACCTCAAGCGCAACCCCCCGAGGTGATGCCGGAAATGATGCAGCCTCCGATGCAGGAGCCTATTCAGGAACCTATGCAACAACCGCAAGGATTCGATGGACAAGCATGAAGCGGCAGTCGCCCGGGGTGAGGAAGCCTCCCGGGTACTCAACTCCGAGGTATTCAACCAAGCCTTTGCCGACGTTCGCGCGGCGCTCGTCAAAACGTGGGAATCCCTCCCCACCTCAGACGCCGAAAATGCCCGAGATATTCACCGCAGGCTCAAATGCCTTGCCGATGTGAGAAAGGCGTTGGAGTACCACGTATCCACCGGGAAACTCGCCCAGAAGGAAGTTTCCGCGCGGGAAAAGGCCGGTCAGGTTATCCGGCGCACACTAAACCACTTCACAAACGCCGAGAGGGTGTAATATGGGAACCGAAGTCGAAACGCAGACCCAAGACGAGCGGGCCATCGAGGCGAGCGCAGAGTCTGGAAGCGAAGACGAGGCAATTGCCCTGTTTAACCGGCGGGCAGAGTCCAAGGCTGAAGCAACCCCGGAAACGCCGGACGACGAGCCGCAAGACACCGACGAATCGGAACCCGCAGAGGGTGACCCGGAGGAATCGGCAGAGCCAGCGGAACAACTCGTTGAGGCTGAATACGAAGGCAAGACCTACAAAGTCCCGCCCGAGTTGCAGAAAGCCCTCCTGAGGCAGTCCGACTATTCTCGCAAGATGAATGAGGTCGGCGCGAAGGCGAAGGACTACACGCAGCGAATCGAGCAGGCCGAACGGCTCGCCGAAGGTGCCGAGAAATACGCCGAGGTACTCGCCAAGGTGAAAGTCATCGACACCCAACTGGCGCAGTTCCAAGAGGTCGATTTCGACAAGCTGGAGATTGAAGACCCCTCGCGGTACTCGATCTTGGCGGTGAAGCACATGAAGTTGCTTCGTGCCCGTGAGGCGACAGCGGCTGAAGCCTCAGGGCTGACCTCGCAAATCGCCAGCGAGAAGGCGGCGGCAGTCGAAGCAAAGCGCTTGGACATGCTCAAAGCCTTGCAAAAGGATCTCCCCGGGTGGGGCGAAGAACTCGGAACGAAGGTATCGCAGTACGCCATCGCAAGCGGCTACACGGTGCCAGAGATTCAGAACTTCACCGATCCGCGTTTGGTGGTCGCCTTGGACAAGGCCCGGAAGTTTGACGCCATCCAGCAAGGAAAGGCGGCGGCTCTCGGCAAGGCCCAGGCGGCACCACAGGTGCTGAAGCCGGGTGCGAAGCGGACTGTCTCACAGAGCCAGGAAGCGATGCAGCGGTTCCAGAAGTCTAGTTCGCCAGAGGACGCTGTAGCGGTGTTCCTGGCCCGGGCAGCGAGGCGCTAATCGAAAGCCTTGCTGCCTAAAGCAGTGAGGCAATCATGGCTGTTCCTTCAGGCACTCTCCAGACCTACCAATCCAGCAACAACGCTGAGGACGTCTCCGACGTCATCTTCAACGTCTCGCCATTCGACACGCCACTCCTGACGATGGCGCGCAAGTCGAAGGCCGATGCCACTTACACCGAGTGGCCCATCGAATCGCTCGCCGCCGTTGACACGGCAAACGCCAACATCGAAGGCGACGATGCAACCACCGACACCAGCACCACGCCCTCGCGCGTCGGCAACTACTGCCAGCTTGTCGACAAGGCGTTCCAGATTTCCACCACGCAGCAGGCCATCCGCAAGTACGGCGTGTCGGACGAGTGGGCGCACCAGAAGGTCAAGTACGGCCGTGCTCTGAAGAACGACATGGAAGGCATCATGTTCCTGAACCAGGCCCGCGTCGTCGGCGCGGCTGGCACGGCACAGAAGATGCGTTCCCTGCCGGCCTGGATCACCACCAACGACTCGCGCGGCGCTTCCGGTGCTGACGGCTCGGCCACCACGGCGGCGACGGACGGCACTCAGCGCAACTTCACCGAAGCGCTGTTTAAGGCCGTGGTCGTTCTGTGCGCCACCAACGCCAACGAGATGCCCGACACCGTGATGGCCGGCATCACCGGCCGCGCCAACCTGTCCAGCCAACTGAGTGGCAACACCACCAAGTTCAAGGACATGCAGGACGGCAAACTGAACGCCTCCATCACCGTGTACCGCTCGGACTACGGCGACCTGAAGCTGGTGCCGAACCGGCGCATGCGTGAGCGCGACATGTTCTTCATCAACCCCAACTACGTGGCGATCCGCACGCTGGAACCCATGCAGTTCGTGGAACTGGCCCGTACCGGCCTGTCGCGTCGGGCGCAGATGTGGTGCAACTACACGCTGGAGGTGAGCAACGAAGCCGCCCACGGCGTGCTGGCTGACCTCAATACGACCATCCTCTGATCGGTGTGTTTCCACAGGGCAGGTGCGGCATTGCTGTCGCGCTTGCCCTTCATCAAGGAGAACCCTCATGGGTCAAAGCATCAAGCAAAACACCGATGGCTCGGCTGGCCTTGCCGGCCCCGGTGGCGGTGATGGTGAGTTCGTCACGCTGTTCATGCAGTACGACCAGAACAGCGTCGATCGGCCCATCTTCGTCGCCTCTCGCCGCTACATCATCAAGTCGGTGATCGGTCGTCCGACTGTGGCTGGCAACGATGCTGGCGCGGTCACGGCCGGCGTGAACGTCTCGGCTGATGGCACCTCGACCGGCGGCGGCAACAAGTGCCACCCATCGACGATCAACCTGAAGGGCACGGCCCACACGAATCAGGTGATGGTCATGAACACCGATGGCACGGAAATCGTCGAAGCCGGGTCGGCGGTCGGGGTGAACTTCTCCGGCACGCTGTCTGGTGCTCCGGCGACCATCGGCGGCACCATCTCCATCACCCTCTGCCCCGCCTAAGTCATGGCACAAGTCCTCTTGAGGGCTGGCGCGGATCAGTACGCAGCAACCGCCTTGCTGGCGAGCGCTGCGACTCCGACAGATATCGCCATCCTGCCGGGTAGCGCGTCGAAGACCATCCTCGTGACCCGAGTGATTGTCTCCGGCACGAAGACCACGGCGGGGCTGGTCGATGTTCTGCTGATCAAGCGCTCCACAGCCAACTCGGGCGGCACCTCCGCAGCAATGACGGCGGTTCCGTATGACTCAACCAACCTCGCAGCCACCGCTGCACCACTGAGCTACACAGCCAACCCGACCCCGGGCACGGCAGTCGGCACCGTGGCTCGCGCTCACGTCCCCATCGACGCCCCGGCATCGGTGGTCGGCAACGTGCGCGAGGTCTTCGACTTCGGGGCCAACGGGCAACCCATCGTGCTGCGTGGCGTTGCGGAAGGCTTGGCGGTGAACCTGAACAGCGTCACCCAAACGGGCGGCTCTTTCGCGGTCACCTTTGAGTGGCAGGAGATTTGAGCGATGGGCGAGCGTGTCGACCTCGGCGGCGTGACGAATACCTCGATCTACTACGAGTCTGACGGCTCGTTCACGGTCGAGGAAAAGCAGGACTGCGAGGGCATCCTCGACAGCAACCAGCGGGGCCGGGATCATCGGTTCGACGCCTACTCCCCGGACGGGTTCGTTCAGGAGGTGGCTGAGATTCCGATGGTTCCGTACCTCGATGAATGCCGCAAGCACGGGCAAGCCCCGTTCGCAAAGCCCGACGTTGTGATGGAACTGATGCTTCGTGATCCGAAGTACGCCAAGTTCCTCTCTGCCCCGAAGGTGCGCGACCCGCACATCATTATGCGAGGCAAAAGATGAGCAGCAACATCGCCACCCTTGCGAGCCTCTACACGGAGATCACTCGCCTGCTTGATGGCGAGGATGTGACCGTTTCCGAGCTATCCACCGACTCGCTCTCCCGCTTGTTGGTGGTGGCTCAGAAGCGCATCTACCGTGATGTGCGCTGCCGGTTCAACGAGAAGGACTTCGACACGGTGACGGTGACCAGCAACCTCGCTGCGATCCCCTCCGACTACAAGGCTCTTTCAATCGCGCACTTCGGGAGCCAATCGCTTATCCCCGTTCCAGAAGAAGTCATCCGCGACTACCAATCGGGGACAGCGGGGACGGAGAAGTACATCGCGCACGCTGGCGCGAATTTCACCTTCTGGCCTGCTGTTGCCGATGCAACCGAGCTTCAAGGCCGGTACTACTTCGCCTGGCCCGACCTGAGCGACAGCGGAACCAACATAGCTGACAACCTGCTTTTCCAAGAGGCCGACGACCTGTTCATCTATGCCGCACTTGTCGAGTGCGCTCCGTTCTTCGGAGAGATGCAGAAGATGCCCGTCTGGGAGCAGAAGTACGCATCAATCGTCGGTGACCTGAACCGCGAATCTCGCCGCGTCACCTACTCGGGTGGCCGTCTTCAACGCCGCCCATCGGCTCGCATCTGCGAGCGCAGGTAAGGAGTTTCAATGACTACCGTTTCAGCCGGTGCCACTGGCACATACACGTTCACCGCAACATCAACCGTATCAGTCGATCTTGCAGCCAATGAACGGGCGCTCGTCGAAGTGCGCCGCAATGGCTCGGTGGTTTATAGCGGTCGGGTGACCTCATCGAGTGTGCTCGGCCCGTTCGCCACGGGCGACGGTATGAGCATCACGGCCGATGGAGCGGCCATTGACTACACCGTCAACGCGCTGAACAACTCCGCACCACGAAGCGGGATCATTGACACACTCGATGCTGACCTGCCATCGGCAAGTGTGGAAAACATCGGTCAGGTGTACTTCGTGACCGATGAAAACGGCGGCACGCTGCGAAAAAGCAGCGGCACCAGTCACGTCAAGTTAGCCCCGGGAGCCACGGAGAGCGTCCAAGGTGCTGACATCTGGGCCGATCGAGGTACGGCGGCTTTCGGCACCTCAAAGATCATCACCGGCATTGGGAACAATGATTTGGTGGAGGCGATCTATGACGGCGCGCGCTGGCAGCCGCGCGGTGGCAAACAATTGATCTACACCCTCAAGGCCCCGCTGACCGGAACCGGCACGACAACGTACACCATCACTCTGCCGAGCATCACGATTCCGGGCGGCTTGCTTGGCACGAATGGCGAGTTGATAATCGAGTTGGAGGCGCAGGCCAACACGACCCCGATTGCGGCCACGCCTTCACTCACCCTCGATAACTACGAGCTGGCCGGCAACAGCGGCGGCACCAACCGTCGCATCTGGCTGGGCCGGCGACTGCGAAACGAGAACTCCGCGACCGTTCAGACGGTCTACGCGCACGCGGGCTCAACCGGGGCACACGAGTTCTCTGACAACAACCACCGAGGCACGACGAAGAACTCGGCCAACGACATGGTTCTAACTGGCTCCGTCATCTGGACCCATGCGTCCGGCATCACGGGGTCGGTCAGTGAGTTCAAGGTTTGGTGGATTGCTGGCTGAACAATCATGGTCGATCTCCCTCTCGGTTATCAACCCTCGTTCATCGTCGTCAACACCGACGATGCGCCGCTTGATCAGTACGACAACATGCCCGGCATGGAGGCGGCATGGCTGGCGGACTTCATCGACTACACGTTGAACGGTTCGACCAATATGCCGCTGTGCCTGCCTGGCCGTGCGGCTGGATTCTCCGGCCTGCGCGTTGAACATCATCGCGGGTTTGGTAACTCGGACGGATCAAACGTCGACCTCGATAATACTTTCATCGAGGCGCTGCACCGGGCCGGCTATTTGACTGCGGCAGTCGGAAAGTGGCTGAACGGTTTTGGTGAGGGTGGCGATGCGGGTTTTGGCACCCAAGAAAGACAGCCCGGGGTGGACTTTCAGAGGATCTATTGGGGCGCCCCTACGTACTACGACTATGACGTAGTGGACGAAAACGGAGACCTCACACACTACGGATCAGCGGAGGCTGATTACGCCACCGACGTTCAAGGCCAACATTGCATCGACTTTCTGAACTCAATTCCAAGCAATCGACCATTCTGCTTGTATTGGGCACCGAGAGCGCCTCACGCTGGATTCACACCAGCCAATCGGCATTTGTCTTCCAATGTTTCGGTTACCAAAGGTGCATCTTGGGGCCTTTTGCCGAGTAAGTACGGTAACGCCGCATGGCTGGATGACGCCGCCGATGATTGGGGGGATGCGGACGCTGTTGCGCAACTCATCACAGACCACACCAACGGAAACCGCGCAGTTTTGTCGGTTGATGAATGGCTGGTCGACATCATGGAGCACATCCAAGCGTCAGGCCGGATCAACGACACCATCGTCATTCTGAAAACCGACAACGCGCACGCTTTTGGAGAGTTGCGGCAGAGTGATAAGGGAATCCCACACAAGGCGGCATCGTCGATGCTCTTGATGGTGCGCGTCCCCGGAATCTCGGGCGGGACTCGCCGCCACGCAGTGAGCGACATTGACGTTGCGCCCACCATTTGCCGATTGGCCGGCGCGTCGATGCGGCGGGCATCGGATGGGATGAGTTTTCACAAGACATTTTCTAGTGCAACCGCCCCCCATCGGCGTTGCGCTCTGAACGCAAGCCCATCAAAGCCCCCGACCTTTGGGGCGCTGTGGTACGAGGACGGCCGCGTCTATTACGAGGGATGGGAGTTGGGGCAGGCGTCTGGCGCGATTGGCTGCTGGACTGAGGCCGATCAAATTCGCGACCAAGGCCCGCAACCCGACGCAGCCGCAGAGTTGGCCGCGCTGCAAGCCTACAGCTACCCGGCCGCACCAGACGAGGATGGCCACTGATGAGCGTCCCCTTCGTCGGCCCCTCGTACAACCTGGATCGCCCCGCTGCGATTCAGCGAACCATCGGCATGATTCCCATGCCTGTGGAGCCGGGCAACGAGCGCTCACCGTGGACGTTCAAGGATTGGCCTGGGCTGGTCGAGTTCGCCGACCTTGAGTTTGAGATTCGCGGGATGCTCCGCGCCGATGGGCGGGTGTTTGTCGTCGCGGGCAATCAACTCTTTGAACTGGATGAACTGGGCGAGCCCACCGAGCGGGGTTCGCTGTCTTCTGCCACTGGAAAAGTTGGCATGGCTTCTAACGGGCGGCAACTTGCCATCTCGGACGGTGCCCGTCTTTATGTGATGATCCTCGCCACCAACGCTTACTCCTCTGCGGAGTTTGTCGGCAAGGCGAAGATCGCTTATCTCAACCAGCGGATTCTGTTCGTGATCCGCGACTCGGGGACGTTCGGTTGGTCTGACCTCGCGGACGCTGGCGACATTGACCCCCTCAACATCGCAAGCGCTGAATCGTCACCCGACGATCTGGTGGGGATCGACGTTGATCATCTGGAGGTGTTCCTCTTTGGAGAGGAAACCACGGAGCCGTGGCAGAACACCACCTCAACAGCCATCTTTGAGCGCAACTCCGGAGGCGTCTCCGAGGTCGGTGCTGCTGCGGAATTCACGATCCAGAAGGTCGACAACCGCATCTACTGGCTCTCATCCACCCGCAACGGCAGCGGTGCCGTCTACGCACTGAACGTGTACCAACCGCAGCGGGTTTCAACGGACGCTGTAGAGGGCGCGTTGACCGGGCTTGACCTCTCGCAGGCGACTGCCTTCTCTCTGGAGTGGGAGAAAAGCGCCTTCTACTGCCTGAATGTGCCGGGTCTGGACTCGACGCTCGTCTATGACGCGAATACGGGTCAATGGATGGAGTTGTGCGAACTGACGGCGGGCGAATTGGCCCCGTATCGCGCAACCTGCCATGTCTTCGGCTTCGGATACCACCTCGTCGGCGACGACACCGGCAAGGTGTACCGGCTCGATAAGGACACGCACACCAATGACGGTGATGTGTTGCTGCGTGAGCGAATCATGCCGAACGCCGCTGCGCCCTTCCGCGACAAACAGCACTTCACCGAGTTCAACCTTGACTGCGAACGAGGGACAGGCGGCTACGTCCAAATGCAGTATTCGCTGAACGGCGGCAAGACTTGGAGCGCGTGGAAGTCCAAGAGCGTTGGCGAACTCGGCGTTTACAACAAGTTGGTGCGCTGGCGCAGGATCGGGGCGGGGCGTGATCTGGTGATCCGCGTTCGCTGCACAGATGACGTTGCATTCAATCCGGTGTCGGGGGTGGCGCGATGAGCACCATCATTCCTCAGGCGCAGCGGGTGCCAATGGTCAAGACCCGCGTCGGGTCGGTGGAGTATCCCGGGTACATCGAGCGGGCGTGGTACGACTTCCTCGTTACCCAAGCTGCGGCGGCTGTCAATGAAACGTCGGTAGACCTCACCGCGATCAATGCCGAACTGCTCGACCTGCAAACGCAGATCGACGCACTCGGGGCACCAGACCTCACGGCAATCGAGGCGCGGCTTGATGCGCTTGAAGCCGACATGGGCGCAGCGCAGGCCGATATTGTCGCATTGGAGGCGGCAGTCGCTGCCATCGTTGCGCCGGAAGTGGTGTCGGTCACCTTGGACTTCGGCGCGAGCTTCACGGACAAGGCGCAAACGGTGGTCACCGGGCAAACGTGGGTGTCGCTCTCAAGCGTGATCACTCCCACGGTGATGTGTCCGCTCGGCATCGATACCGACGAAATCAGGCTGTTGGACATGCGGCCCGTAATCAGCGACCTCGTGGCCGGTGTCGGCTTCACGGTCACCCTCTACAGCGAACCAGAAGCGCGGGGCACCTACACGGTGTCTTGCGTGGGAGTCTGACCTATGGCCGGCGCAAAAATCGCCCTCTC